CCAATCAAAGAGAGTAAGATCATCCATCTGTACTCCTGTGATAGATACACGCTCTGCACCGTAAGCATCTGGATCCGCTAACTTACTGATAAGCGTAAAGCGTACATCCTGCTTATTTCTAACCATGTTAGCTACCTTAATAGCCATTCTGGAATTTACCTTGTGCATAGTAAGAGATCCTGTACCCTTACATCCGACAACCTTGTTATCAGTGAAGAAAGTACCGCACTGTTTAATCTCCTCTTTTGTAAACTCTACCTTTGCCTGTGCCTTATAGCACTCTCCTACATAATCTCCGTCTAACCAGAGCTCTCCAAAGGTACCGTTACAAATTCGCTTAGTTTCTACTGCCATCTGTAATTACCTCCTTAATCCTTATTGATGAAAATATCTACATCCTCGATAGCATCTAAGATAGAGATAGTACCCTTAAGGAATACATGAGAGCCTGTATTAGCCTCCTTAATAGCCTGCTCATCCATCTCAGAGGTATCTACTCCGATACTCTCTAAGTACTGTTTCTGCTTAGCTACATTGATCTCCATAGTAGAGCTATCAGCCTTAAGCCAGCCCTTACCGCCCTCTGTAGCCTCCAGCCCTCTAAGGTAGCCCTTGATAGCTGTAATCAGTAAGCACTTATTATCATAAGAGTTACTGTAGTTACCGATGTAGCTCTTGTTAATAGTGCTGTAAATATCTCCCTCAATCTGATCCTGTATAGCATTGATCTTGATTTTCTGGAGATCCGCTGTTTCTACCTCTGTAACTGTAGTGAGGGAGTTTACACCTCTTGCAATTACAACACGCTCTCCATCGTTATAGAGAGTGAGCTTACCAGCATCAATAGCGGTATCTACTTCCTCATCACTATCTACCAGAGGGATAGCTGTTACCTCAGTAAGAGGCTTATAGGTAGCGGATACTCTGAGATCTAAGCCAGCTAACAAGCCAGCAATTCTACTACAGTACTCCGCCTCTGTGTACTGCTTTTCTCCTACCTCAATCTTATCTGTAGCGGAGCTGTTTACTACCTCAAAGTTAATAACGCCCCTGCTATCTCCAGCGGTCTTAGGGAGTACTGCTACAGGTCTGCGTACAGAGTTCTTTCTGATACCCTTAACCCATGTAGCCAGCTTAGTAGCCTCCTCTGCGGTAAGATCTGGAGCTCCTACAATGTAATTTACTTTCTGTGTAGCAAAATACTTTGTAGCCTCATCGTAACTCTCTGCTGTTTTATCCATCGTGTAGATAATTACTTTAGATGGAGAGCCGATAAACGCTCTCTCAATATAAGCGGTATTCTCTGCACTAAAAGCACTATCTCCAGTAGGGATCTCATCCACACTACGGAGCACCATAGCCCCATTGTTTTTGGCATCCTTAAGCATAATACCTACAATGCCTGTAGATCCGTTCTGGATAGCTGTTACCGCCTTTTTGGAAAACTCAATAATAATATCTGGTAATCCCATTCTGTTTAACCTCCTATCCGTTTGTTACTGTCTTTGTTTCAATATCCACATCTCCGATAAGCTCATAGTTATCCTCTACAGGTACATCCTCTGTAAAGTTGAGAGTGATCTTTACATATAAAGCTCCCTCACTAACCCTCACATCATCAGAGTAGTTTTCTATCTTTGCATATCTAGGTTTTTCCTTTACTCCAGCTAAAGGGATCACAGGTACAACCCTCTTAAGGAGGAAAAGCCTTTTAAGCTCCTCCTTTACCTCATAGAGTTTTTCCGCTACCACTTGATTAGCCTCGTTTCTTTTCGCAAAGTAAACAATCTGAAATATCGGATCATCCTCATACACATTGATGTTTTTTAGCTCGCTACTGCCTGTAGCCAGCGTTACATAAAAGCTGTTACGCTCAAAGTTATTAGGAACCTCCTCTATATGTACTGGTACCCCAGAATAAGCGGAGGCAATAACCCTACACACGCTGTTAAGCAACCTCATAAGCTACCTCCCTCTATCTCTCTGCCTATTTGCTGTAAAAAGCTCTCTACCAGCCTGTTAAGTCTGGGCTTAGCATCCTGCATACCTTTTTCCATAAAAAAAGAGCCATTTACATAGCTCTCTTTCAACATGATCCCTTTTTGGTTTCTGTTCTTAAGGTATTTAGCTTTTCCGCCTACACTCAGCTTATCCGCTGGTAAAAATCTTTTATGCTGTACATGACCATCATTTACATATAGGGCATACTCTACATTAGTTCCCACCTCTACAAAATCGTGAGGTATCCCCTCTCCGAAAATGGTAATACTATCTACTAACCGTGAGGTATCTACTGGCACATGAGGTATAATCTCGCCATGATAGATATTAGCCATCCTCTGGAGGAGGATCTTTTTCTTATCCGCCCATTTATCCACAAACTTACTAAAGTTCTCTACAAAATCATCCCAGCCCTCGATAGTAAAGCCCTCCACTATACCTCCTCCTCACTAAGGAGCGATACAATGAGCTGAGTACGCTTTTTATAAGGCTTATCTGCAATAGCCTTAAACTCTGTACTCATAATAGGCTTATCATACTCATCCAGCTCATAGATATATAAAATATCTCCCCTCTTAATAGGAGCCTCTGGATCCGTGTAGAGTGTAAGATCTGTGGTGTTCTTTTTTTGTGGCTGGAGCTGTGCTGTGGTAGTACTACTCTCTGCGGTATGGCACTCATAAGTACCAACCTCCACAAGAGTTTTAATAGGGCGGTTAAACTCCCCTAAAGTTGAGGAGTATCTTTTTACTACCACTTGCTTATCATAGAGAAATTGCATACCTTAGCCCTCCTTATATCCGCCTACTGGATCATCCAGCGTATAGGATCTAGGGAATAGCTGGCGGTATGGATACAGCTTTTTTTCTACTGATACAGGTAATGGATCATCAAAGGTTACACTCTCATCCGCTAAGGTATAAGAGCTCTCCCCCTCCGCCCCCAGCTTTCTAAATCGCTGGATAGCTAAATCCTCCTGCACATTCTTAAGCTGTTTAGGGAACACATCCGCATACCCTGTAATAATGCCCTCATCGTTAGTAAGAGCCTCTATAAAGGTATCTCTACAAAATGCCTCTATATCCTCTCTTGCTTTCTCTAAGAGCACTGTTAATAGCCCCAGCTTTTTTGTGTTATCCTCCGATATTCCACAGAGGATCCTACAACTCTCTAAGCTATCCATAGGAGATCCCTCCTTATTCCTCTACCAGCTCTACGCCCTCTAATCCAGCCAGATACTTAGCTACTGCTAAATTATCTGTACTAGCCTTACCACCACTGAAATATACGCCTACAGCGGATACAGTTAAGTAAGGATTTTCAGAGGTAAAGTGATACACCTTTTTAGGCTTATCCTCTTTCTTTTCCTCCTGCTCTTGAGTTACCTCTGGGGATACAGTACCATCTGTAGGATCCTCTGTACCCTTTTCCTGCTCCTGTTTTTCATCGGCTGGAGCATTTACCGCCTCTTTCTTTTCCTCCTGCTCTTGAGTTACCTGTGCTTTTCTAGGCATATCTCTTTACCTCCTTAATTATTCTGTCTCAGTGATAGAGATCTTAGATCCTGCATAGCTATTAAGGAGCTTAATAGAACTCTCGTTAATAACATGACCTCTAAAGTAATCGCCAGCCTTAGGAAGATCCTCATAGAAAGTACCTCTGAGCTCTGCAATCTGTACCTCATTCAAATCTACAGATAAGATAGTTTTAGGATCTGCATAGCGATCCAACACTAAAGAGATCTCTCCAAAATCTGTTACAATTTTCTGTACTCCAATACCAAGTACATTCTGCATAGATCCATTATCCCCTAAGAAACGGATATTATCTCCCTTTTTAGCCAGATCGTTAATCATACGCTTAATTCCAGCATTAACAAATGCAAAGTACTCTCCCTGTGCTCCATGATCCCACATTTTCTGGAGTGCATCTAAGAAGTGATCCTCTGTAAGGGCTCCCTTAGTTTCTACCACGTTTCCAGCATCCACAAGGTTTACAAGTCCATTCATCTGTCTAGGAGTAGATCCGCTCTCCAGAGCCTTAGTACCGTTAAGGAAATACCATTCCATATCTCTCTTAGTTTCTGTCAAACGATCCTGTACCTCAGAGTTAAATACATCTCCGATACCCTTAGGATTGAGGGATCTAGCTGTACCAGATACCTGTGTTACTTTCTCGATGATCTGACACACATTAGAGAGGGTTTTTCTGTTAGATGTAAGTACAGTTCCTGCCTCATCTCCCTCTAATCTAAGCTTTCCTCTCTCGGAGTTAAGCTCCTTTTCTCTCCATGTTACTGTAATATCGTTTGCTGGTACTACCTGCCCTCTACCCATAAGCAAAGTAGTAAGCGGAGTATCTGTAGGAGATACCAGCTTAATCTCCTCTGTGAGGTCTACAACCTCATTCTCTAAAAAATCAGCTCTTTTAACCATTCCTGCCATTGTTATTTACCTCCTGTTTGAGTTATTTTGTTTTGAGGAGCTGGCTTACTCCTCGTCATCGCCGTTTCTGTGGGCTGAGAGCTTTTCGCTAATCATGCCCTTTACATTTCCAGCCTTTTTGTACGCATCGTACTTAGTTTCATCTTTCTTGTTAGATGAGGATCCTGTAGCTGGAGTGGATCCTTTGAGAAACTCAGCTTTAGCCTTTGCAACTTCCTTAGCCACCTCAGCATCAAAGAGTTTTTTCATGCCCTTTATTCTCTCAGTGAGCTTAGCTTTACGCTCATCCTCATCTGCGATAGTTGCTAAGTCCTCTACAGCGATTAAGTTACGGAAACCAGCATCCAGCCCCATCTCCTGTACTGCATCTACTACATCCAGCTTTAAGCCCTTGATAGTAAGATCCAGATCTCTCTTAGCCTGTGCCTGTAAGCGTTCCTGCTCCTCCGCCTGTCTACGCTCATCCTCTGTCATTTTTTCCTTAGCCTGCTTATCCGCCCACTCTTTTTCCTTTTTCTTGATAGCATCCGTTACTCGCTTATCTGCCATCTTTTCATACTCTTTCTGGAGTTCTGCTCTGATCTCCTCCTCTGTCTTTACCTTAGGAGTGTTATCTGCACCTGCTCCAGTAGTGTTAGCGTTAGCTGTGGTATTAGTCTGGGTACCGTTACCCTGCTCCTGTGTTTGTGTAGCTGTGTTTGTGTTTACATCTGCCATAGTTGTTATCCTCCTTAAAATGAGTTATATAGTGCTGATCCCTCGTAAGTTATCTGCAAAATATCCCTACTGTTTCTACATAAGTTAGGGTAAATATCTGGAGAAAATATGTATTTACTATGTAATCTTTTTTCAGTTTCTTTAGATTTTTATTTCAGAGCAAAAAAAAAGAGGCTAACAAGTTTTTACACCTGTTAGCCTCCTAAGAGATTTTAATACTCTATTAAGTTATCCGCCCTGTGGTTCTCCTCATATTGTTTTCTAAACTCCTTAGCCTCATCCTCCAGCTCCTTAGGTAAATCCTCCGATATGAGTAATGTACCATTATCAAAATCTACATAAGGCTCCAGCCTCTCCGATGGTCTAAACATACTTAGCCCTCCTTTACTTTCCAAAATATTTTTTAAGCAACTCATACACCTCTACAGAGTAGGGAGATGGATTACTACAGAGGCACGCATTAGCAAAGCACTCAGCTATAAACTCTCCAGTACTATCATTAGCATATTTTGACACATACACCTCTTTAAGTTTATCCTCTGCCTCTTTTGCTACCTTATTCCTCTCATCTTGATCCATACCCTCATACTTATCCCAGCCAAACCTAGCATTTTGCATCACGGTTCTGTATTTAGAGGTTTCTCTCTTATACTTCCTCTCAATCTTCTTTACAGCCTCATATACCTCACTGTTAGTATGGTAATACTCACTAACCTTACCCCCTAAGATTGAGTGTCCGTACTCGTGGTAGATAGTTTGTAACATAGCATTTTTCTTATCTACCAAGCTGTTATAATTGTAGGGAGCATTTTTAGTATCCTCCTCCCAATATTTAAGAGCCTCCTTAGGTTCTATTTCTTTCCAAGCGTACTTAATCCTGCTATACAGATCCTTATCATTTTTTGTACGCTCCCACACATCAATATAAGGCTGACACACTCCAGCTACACTAAATCCTAAGCTATCTACTACATCTACCTCCTGTAGAGTAGAGATCCACTGTTTATCCAGAGCTACTAAGTGCTTAGATACTTCTTTTGCACTATCCAGATCCATAAGAGAGAGATCCACTCTTTTAATATTACTACCGATAGAGTTAAGATAATCATTTGTAACCCTATTTACTGCTCCAGAGCCTCTCACACGCTCAATATCTGTTAGATATTTATTATACGCCTCTTGATAAGCCTTTTCCACACTCTGTACACTAACATTATCAGTTTTCTTAGGAATAGTTTGAGCCTTTTTATCCTCCTGCTTTTTAGCCTCTGCCTCTCTCCACTTCTCATAGTTCTCAGCACCTCTAACGGATCCTGTAAGCTCATTAAGCTCATTATCCTCAAAGGTATCACTTACTACAGGGATATATACACATCTACAGTTAGGATGGCGTGGGAGAGTAGGCTCCTCTCCCCTTTTGAATACTTTACCATTATCCGCCCTGCAATACTGGCAAGTTCTACTATCTCCCCCATTAGCACAGCGGTATCTAAGCTCCTCTACTCCAGTATCTTTATATACATCATCGTGAGCACAATAGGTAACTCTCTTTGTTTCTGTCCTTGCTACCCTCTCAGCGTTATATCTAGCTGTATCTATACCCTTATTGATCCTATCCGTGATCTGAGGTATTCCCTCTCCCAGTATCATACTCTGAGTAAGTCCTACACGGAGATTTCTACCCAGCCTCTCCTTATCCTGCCAGAGCCTATCTGAAAACATAGCACCGCTCCACGGATAATCTAAGGTTTTCTGTATCAGAGCTGGATTAAGCCTGTTAAAATTAGCCTTTACCGTTATGCTCTGCCCCAGATCGTATACCTGCCTTAAAAACTGATCCGTATAGATGTTACTAAGCCCCTGCCTAAATGTAATCTGTTCTTTCTGTCCTAAGGCTTTTATCTGCTCTCCGATCTGCTCAAATAATCCTCTACTCCGTGTGAGTGCTGATTGATTAGCATAGCTCCACTCTCCCCCAGCCTTTTGTACCTTTGATATGGTTTCTGTAACGCTGGCAAGGATCTCTTTCTGGCAACTAGCATAAATAGAGGCTAAGACTTTCTCCATCTTAGCCTCATCCTCAAACGCTTTGAGATTATTTTTAAGTACTGCCTCCTCACGCTCCTTAATGAGCTTAGCTCTCCTCACACTGTCCTCATGGAGGATCTTTTTCTGCTCTGGAGTAAGCTCTGAGTAGGGAATACCGTACATCTTTGCTACTTCTTTGTTTACATAGCCTACATTAGCCACTCTATACACCTCCTTACAGCCTCATATAGCCCTTTTACTGTTCTGGTTGAGGAATTGTAGCCCCTTGTGCATTTAGAGCCTCCTGTGGGCTATTCTGTGCGTTAAGGTTAGGGAATAAGTTATTACTATCGGCTGTAATATTCTGCATAGAGTAAGGATCTGTACTCTGTCTATCCCTCTCCTTATCTGCATCCAGTTTTTCCAGCACTTCCTTAGGGTTATCAATGAATGGGAGTAAGCTAAGGAGTGTTTCTTTATCCACTTTTCCATCCAGCTTAGATACTGTATCCACAATCTCTGTAAGATTGTTAGGTACATTTCTACTAAACTCCACTTTGAGGTTAAGTACATCTACCTCACGCCCTGTATTTACATGGATAGGCACACTAAGCACTCTTACCAGCTCCTTTATAGCCTTTTCCATCTTTCTCTCCTTGATAATGCACTTAGTTTCAAGCCCAAAGAGCTTAAATCTGATAGCTACACCGCTAAGATTTCCTGCAAAGTTCTCATCTGAGAGATCTGGTACAGCGGAAAACTTGTGGATATTCTTCTCCAGCCTGTTAAGATGGTTCTCTAGTGCCTCCGTCTGGATCTCCTTAGTGATAAATTTAACATCTCCATTCTCCATTACCTCAATAATGCCCTCATCTTTGAGTTTTTGAATATTATCCCCACTCGCTGTCATGTTTTTAAGCATTAAATAGGCGTTTCTAAATGCCTCAAACTCATTAGACACATCGGAGAGCACCTTATCATAATCATTTACAAGAGTTTCTATCTTTTCAAGATCGCTCATCTGCTCCTCATTGTTATAAACAGTGATAATAGGGATCCTACCGTAGATATGAGGCTTTTCCTCTACAAACTCATAGCTTGCAAACTGTCTAGCCTTGCCCTTACCTGTAGCCCCACAGGAGCCATCATCTACACACTTAAAGATCTCTATCTTAGTAGGGCTGTATACCTCTGCATAGTGGGTAGTTTTCTTAGTATCCTCTGTATCAATATCGTACAAACGGATCTTATAGGCTGGCTCCTTTGTTGAGCTGTTCTTATACACCACAATAAGATCCTCTGGAGATACTCTCATCATCTTAGTATGGCTCTCCTCATCTTGATATACTAAGATATGGGATAAGCCCTTAATCATAGCCTCCTTACCCCACTCTATAAAAAGATCGTCTTTATCGTTATCACTACAGATCTTATCTAATTCATCCTGTACCGCTGTATCCTCCAGCTCTGTAAGGTCTACTCCTACATCCGCTGGATCTGCCTCTACAGGTGCCTTATCCTTTTTAGGCTCTGTATAGTTAAGTACAATAGGATTACCCAGAAAATAACCTACTGTGTTATCAATCGTCTGTCCGAAAAAGTCATTTACCAGCTTGTTATTAGGCTTGTTTTTATCTTTTCTCGGTCTGTTCTGGATCTTATGCTTACCCTCATACAGCTTTTGAAACTTTACATATCTTGGAGCGATCTTATTTACATGAGTATCTACCAGATCATTAAGAAACTCTGTACTAAATCTGCCTCCCTCAACTTCTACATTAAACTCTTTATCTATCGGTCTACTAAGCTCTGCCATATTACTTATATCCTCCTTTTCTGCATAAAAATAAGCCCTCACTTATTAGGGCTTTTACACTAAATTCTAAAATCTTCTCTTTTAAGTACTCTGATCTCATTACCGCCATCTGCCATAGTCATAGCAAAATCTAAAGCATCAAATAAATCATCGTGCTCCACCTCTGGAAATAATAGTAAGCACTCCTCCAGATCATCCATACCCTCTCTGAAATATACCTTGTGATTTTCAAAGTTAGCCGATCTCCTCATAGCTCTTGTTACTTTGTCCTTAGAGGTATTGATATTGATAATAGGGAGTAAGGATAATCTCCTAAGCTCCTGTGCTAAGGATTTCTGATAGGCTACCG